ATCTATAAATTTTCTGGAAAAAATGAAATGGAATCCATGCCGTTTGTGGGCAGAACAATAAAGAACATAGAGTTTCCTTCAGATTCCAAAGAAATGACCATAGAATTTGATCCCATGGTAGTACCTGACGCATTTTATGTGAAGTATGGGGATCAAGAATTCTTTAGTGGATTTATGGGTGATGTTTGGAATGCGGAGTACAAACAAGTTGCACTTAGTGCGGACGAAAGAAAGAAAATGTTATATATACAACCAAAAAGTATGATTCACTATATTAATACTACCAAAGACGATGACTTAAGTTCTACAACAAATACACCTAGAAATTTTGTTGGTGAACTAATGTATTATAAAGAAAAAGAAGGATTAGTTGAAAGTATTAATGCTGCGATTGGTTCATTAGGTGGTAAACTTAAAGTCGATTCTATTTTTAAACAAGGTGATACAGAGGCTAAAAAAGTAACTGATGAAATAAAAAACATAAATATTGACATTACTAAAAATGAAAATATGGGGGATTATAATACACAATTAGGTGGTAAATATAAATCTTATGGACCTATAATGAAGAAAAATTCATCGTTTACTATAACAAAAGAACAAAAAGATTTCCCAATTAACATATTAGTATTTTCACCATTGGATAGAACAATATTTAATATGAAAGTTGAGTGTAAATAAAATTTTTAATATTTTACCATTTCTTTTCAAAAAATTTATAGTACAATATTTATATAGAGAATGGCAAAGACTAATTATATAAATATTGATTTTCCTTTTAGAGATAGTGACAATGGTTTCTATTTTAAAATGAACAAAACTGATAAGGACGCTATTAGGGCAGACTTATTACATTTATTGTTAACTAATAAGGGAGAAAGGTTATATCTACCAGAATTTGGTAGTGACCTTAAAAAGTTCATCTTTGAACCCAATGATGAAATAACTCATGAACAAATTAAGGACAATTTAAATCAAACTATTATTAGGTTTATACCTAATTTATTGATTAATGATATATCATTTAGAAATGATGCCATCGAAGAATTAATTATTGTGGAATTAACCTATACAGTTACTGAAGGAACTTTCACAAGTACAGATACAATTACATTAACATTTTAAATATGGCTAAAAAAATAGATTACAACGCTAGGAACTTCTCAGATGTTAGACAACAATTAATAGAGTTCATACAAAAATATTATCCAGAAATATTCTCAGATTTTAATGATGCGTCTGTAGGTATGATGTTATTGGAATTAAATGCTGCGGTTGGTGATATGTTATCATTCCATACTGATAGAATGTTTAATGAAACACAAATTAGTTACGCACAGGAAAGATCTTCACTTTTAGAGTTGGCAAGAACTTTCGGATTAAATGTACCAGGTAAAAGACCGAGTATTACGATAGTAGACTGGACAGTAACCAATATACCTGTTAAAGGTGATACATTTGATATAAGTTACGCACCAAAAATTTTAAAGGGTTCACAAGCCACTGGTGCGGGTAAAGTCTTTGAATTAATGGAGGATTCTGATTTTGCATCACCATTTACGACTGGTGGGATACCAAACAGACTAATAGTACCAAACATAGATGGAAGTGGTATAATTCAAAACTATACACTTACTAAAAGAGAAATAATGTTAAATGGTATTACCAAAACATATAAAAGAACATTAACTAGGAGTGATTATGTTCCATTTCTTGAGATTGTGTTACCTGAAGACAACGTACTTTCAATAGAAAATATCCTTACTAAAGAAGGAACCAATTTAGTAAACCAACCAACAGAAGAAGAATTTAATGACTTTAATTTAAGTTGGTATGAGGTACCTGCATTGGCACAGGCGGAAGTTTACGTTATAGATGATAATACAGTATCGGATAGAGAGGGAATATCAGTAGGTAAATGGTTAAACGCACCTCGTAGATTTATTAAAGAATTTACAGACAATGGTTTCTGTAAAATTATATTTGGTGCGGGTGACGCAGATACTTCAGAATTAAATAGTTTTGTTGGATGTAAGGGACAAATTGAGAGAATTGGTAAAACAGTTAATAACTTATCTTTGGGTCAAATACCACCAACCAATAACACCATTTATGTAAGATATAGAGTAGGTGGTGGAGAAGATAGTAATATAGGTGTTAATATAATAAACACTTTGGGTACGATAAACGTAGTTATAAATGGTGACTCTTCAGATCTTAATAGAATAATTAGAAATAGTATTTCTGTTAATAACCCAATACCAGCATTAGGTGGTAAAGAAGAACCTTCTATTGATGAGGTTAGAAATTTAGTTAGATATAATTTCTCCGCACAAGATAGATGTGTAACTATTAAAGATTATCAGTCTAGAATACCATTAATGCCTGGTAAATTTGGTGTACCATTTAGAACGGGTGTATGGGAAGAAAGAAATAAAATTAACGTTTCAATATTGGCGTTAGATTCTAATTCTAAATTAACCACTGAGGCAACATCAACACTGAAACAAAATATTGCGGAATATTTGGCGGACTATAGAATGATTAATGATTACGTTACAGTTAAAAACGGTAGAGTTATTAACTTAGGTTTTGAAATAGATATATTCGCAGAGAAGTCAATTCCTAGAGGGGATATTATTGCGGGAGTTATCAGTAGTGTTACAGATTATTTTGACATCAATAAATGGGAAATGGGTGATAACATCTATGTATCTCAACTTATAGAAAACATTAATAATGTAGGTGGCGTACTTAACGTAACAGATTTAAGGGTTTTTAATAAAGTTAATGAAAATGGTAAATATTCATTAAATGAGATTGCACAACCTTATATTGATGAGACTACAAGACAAATTGATTTATTGGGTAAATATACTTTATTTGGACAACCTAATGGTATGTTTGAGATTAAATACCCAAATAAAGACATAAAGGTGACAATTTCTACGTCATAATAATTACTTTTCTAAAAATATAGTTAGTTTTATTAAAAAAATAAGTTATGGAATGTAAAACATGTAAAGAAAAAAGTAATAATAAAAAATCACCAAATAGTGATAATTTAGAAATCAACCTAATACCAAAATCTATTCAAGAAGGAGATTATAGTGGTAATTTCTTTTTTAAAATAATTGCGTTTGTAGTTGTAACAATTGCAATACCATTTATAATTTTAGTTTTATTAGGACAAATTTTCATGAATTTCTTTTTCCCAAAACATTTACCTAAAGTCAGTAAAAAATTTAAAGGATTTTTTATTAACATATTAAATAGTTACGCTAAATTTAAATATGAAAGGGAAATTAAAAAAAGAGAAAGACAATTTGAAAAAAATGTAGAATATACAGGTAATGTAGAAAAACAAAAAGTAGATGAAGTTAAAACAGAATTTGACGACATTGAAATTTTTGAAAACAAAAAATAAAAAAGTAAAAAAGTGAAATTTTTATGTCTAAATCATATAGAATTAGGACAACACCAGGTGAAGATAATGGATATTTAAAAGTTAATGTTGACTTAACTCAAAACTATGATCATTTAGAAATATTAAGTTTAAAAATCTCACAAAAAGATGAATACCAAAGTTATTGTGCGGAATATGGTGTAATAGCAGGTAGGGTAATCATTAACAATGGATTTGGTGTACCAAACGTAAGAGTATCGGTATTTGTACCAGTAGATGATGCAGATTTAAATGATCCAGTAAAGTCTGCAATTTATCCATATACAGAACCATTTCCCGATCAAAAAAATAGAAATGGTATAAGGTATAATGTACTACCTAGTAATCAACAAAAATTAGATCATACACCAGTGGGTACTTTTCCTAAGAAAAGACAGGTGTTGGATGATAATACTACATTAGAAATTTACGAAAAATATTATAAATATACCACAACAACTAATACTTCTGGCGATTATATATTATTTGGGGTACCTGTGGGGGATCATTTCCTTCATTATGATATGGATGTCAGTGATATCGGATTTTTATCAGTTCGACCATTTGAATTAATTGATCAAGGGTATAGTGATAACTTATTTAAAGACAGATTTAAATTTAAATCATCAAATAACTTAGATAGTCTCCCACAAATATTTTCAGAAAACATACCAATTAGAGTAGAACCTTATTGGTGTGATAGTTTAAATGTGGGTAGTGGTTTAGGTATAAACAGATTGGATATATCAATAGATAGTTTAGAATTAATACCTACGGCAATCTTTATGGGTAGTATATTTAGTGATGATGAAAAAGATTCACTAAATAAAAACTGTAAACCTGCCCGTGAAATGGGTAAACTAAATGAGGTAATAACGGGTCCTGGTAAAATAGAGGCGATTAGAAGAACAGTAGATGGTAACATTGAAAAATTTACATTTAAAGATAATTCTATTGATGATAATGGTAACTGGTCAGTATTAGTCCCTATGAACATAAGAAAAGTAGTTACTGACGAATTTGGTAACTTAGTACCGTCACCTGATGGTATAAAAGGAGTATCTACTGAAGGTGATTATAGGTTTAGGGTATCTATGGATGCAACATCTAACGACAAAAGATTAAGAGAGAGGGCAAAATACTTAGTACCAAACACTAATAATAACTTCAATTTTAGGGAATATGGAATTAATGAATTAAAAACTAGTTCAGATTTTAAAATAAACCAACAACTATCAACTATAACTGATAATACTCCCTACGCAAATGACTTAACCAATCAATATAACTACTTAGAAGAATTTTATCCATTTAGATGGAAAAAAGTATATACCGTTAAACAGTATATCGGAAGGATGCAAAAAATTGGTGGTAAGAATGGTGACGAGGCTAGAGGATTTATAGGTATAAAGGATATATTAAATGGAGATGGAGTTAATAAATTCCCAACTAATAGATTAGATACTAATTTTAACCCATTATATAGCATTATATGTTTAATATTAACAATATTTGGACACGTTGTAGGTTTTTTAAATGGGATTTTAAATATTATTAATGGTTTAATTACATCAATATGTTCAGTTAAAATACCTGTCGGTATAACAATAAACTTTGTTTTTTGTTTAAATCTACCTGCGGGTATAGAAATTTGTAGTGATGATTATAAAAACGCCTACCCATGTGGAAATAATTGTAATAATAATAATTGTAGTGATAATTGTGACGCTAGTGGGGGATCAATATTACAATTATCATTAAAAATAAAGTGGAGGTGTATATTTAGTAAATTACTTTGTAAAAAATGTAAAGATATTTGTGGTGGTGATCCACATAGTTGTTGTCCTAGTTCACAAAATAACCCAACGTACCCTTCTGGATGTAGTAATAACGCCACTATAGAGGTATCAGCTGGTGCAGGTTCACCAGATAACCCACCTTGTTGTTCTAAATGTTGTGTTAAAGTACCATTAATCCCACTAAAGTGTGCGGATGAAGGTAAAGAATATAGATTAACATTAATAAAAACTCCATTTGGGGATGATTCAGGATGTAACGCTCAATTTGTTTTACCATTCAGTTGTGAAAATTGTGGTGGTATACAGACTCCAGGTATTAAAGACTGGGTTTCATGTGTTATGGAACCTGTTGCAGTATTTTTAAGAATGTTAAAATTTGATTTCTATAACGATTGGGTTGGTGGTTCATTATATTTCCCATTAGTTAAAAGAAAGTATAAATTAAAAAAGAGAAAAAGAAAATTCGGACAAATTAAAAAAGATAAATTTTGTGATTTTGATTGTAAGGAAAGAGGTCCGATATTAGGTTCATTCACTAATAATTTTCAAGGTGATCCTACCTTTAAACAATGGAGAATAAAAATACCATCTAACTTTATTTCCGCCCCTACAATAGTACTTAATGATTGTGTGGCTAAAGTAAGATCAAAAAGAGTTACGGATTGGTATGGTACAAATGAAAATGATTTACAAACACCTAATCTTAATTTGGCGGTAAAGGAATTAGAGTTTAAAGGTAAAAACAGTAACTTTGAAGGATGTAAAATAGTATTTAATAATTTCTCCGCATTCCAAAACACATTTAACACATTTGGTGTACAATACGAAATAAAAGATAGAGAAGTACAAGGTGAACATGGAAAACCTGAGTATGTCGAAACAGAAGACGCCGCAGGTAACTCAACATGGACAAATATTGGTGGACACGGTCATCATAGAAATATTTGTGACGACACTAGAATGATGGAAAGAAAAGAATACTTCAAAACATCATTAGATTGTGTTGAATCTAGTAATTATGAACCTTCAGAAGATGAGGCACAGGATGGATTTGGTGATATTTCACAACCAGAGGAAGAAGAACTTAGCAGTCCTCCATCACCAACTTCAGGATGTCCATCCTACACATGTGCACCTGACTGTAGTACTAATGGTGTTGCACCTTGTATCTATAATGAAACTGAATATAATAATTTTAGTAAGTTAATAAATCACGGTTTAATTAGTTGGGCAGACGGTAGTATATATTATACACCTTATATACCAAAAGGTGATGTTAAATATAATAGTAATGAATATAAGGCTAATTTGATGTTACCTACCACAATAATGGAATTGGGTAGTAGTACATATTGCGATATTGACGATATACCATTTATAATGGATGTCATACCACCAACAACATTTAATGTTAGTTATGAGGATGTGAAGTATAAATTAGGTACGTTACAGATAAACGGTACTACGGGAAATAGAACTATCCTTAAGTTTGACGATAAAAAAGATATATCGTTAAATCTTAGGGCATATGTAGAATTATCTTGTTTTAAAACAGTTTGTA